TGAGGGATTTGAGGATATCCGATGAGTGACATGGAGAAAGACAAGCCTTGCGAGGATTGCGAGGAAGGCATTTGCCAGCTCATCGCCCACATGGGATTTGCTGACCCAGAGGATTTAGGTTGGGAGCGATAATGTTTATTATTTATTTTGGAATACCGTTAGTCATGTTGATCGCGTTTGCGCTCATTTATTTTGAGGATGGAGATTTATCGTGAAGGTTATGTGCAAAGACCAGCATTGGTCAGTCAAAGATAATCAGTTGGTGCTTGATACCCCAGAGGGTCAAGAAATTCTTAAGAAAGTCATCAATGTCATCCGCGCTCAAACTCGACTAGAAATCTATGAGCAGATTTGCGCGCTACCGCTTATCCAAGACCGCAAGCGTTTGGTCAAGATGGGCATTGATAATGTCGCGCTACAGGTGCAGGATTTGTGCGCTCAAATTGCCTTAGGTGAACAGAAGTGAGAACAACTTCGGTAGCAGCTTACGAGAAGGCTCGACCTAAGTTTGGGTCTAACCGCGCCAAGGTTTATCAGGTAATTCTTGATAACCAAGAACACGGCGCAACAGATCAGGAGATGCAAAAAGCTCTTGGTATGCCCGGCGACACTCTTCGCCCAACTCGCCTATCTCTACTTAAAGATGGCTTGATCTACGACTCAGGCAAAACCCGCCAAAACGACAATGGGAACGATTGCATTGTTTGGCTATCAACTGAAATCACACAGACAGGATTGTTCTAATGCCTACATACGCTTATAGATGTTACGAAGATGGTTCGTCAATCGAGATATACCAAACCTTTGACGATAACTCAGTACCAGATTGCCCGCTTTGCCAAAAGCAAATGCAGAAGGTCATTCACGCGACACCTGCACACTTTCGCGGTGGCGGTTGGGGAGCCTCAAAATGAGAGAGCGCAAGATCGGTAAATACTGGGTTCACTATGGTTGCCTAAACGGGATTGGTCTTGGGTTCAAGGTTGATCGGTACGGATGGGATATTGATTTCGTCAGATTCTTTATTGGGATGGAGTGGCAATGATTATCGGATTAAGCGGCTATTCCAGTTCTGGTAAGGACGAAGTTGCCAAGATTCTTATTAAAGATCACGGCTATAAGCGCATTGCGTTTGCCGATGCTATTCGTGAAGCACTCTACGAGCTGAATCCCTTTGTATCAGAGCGCCTTCGCGTGACTGATCTTGTGGATGAGTACGGATGGGATTTTGCCAAGAAGAACGCCGAAGTTCGCCGACTGCTACAAATCTTTGGCACAGAAGTAGGGCGCGCACAATTTGGCGAGGATGTTTGGGCTATGAAGGTTCTTAATGAACTGGACTTTCACGACAAGGTAGTTGTGACGGATGTTCGCTTCGGCAATGAGTTCTATGGCATCAAGTGGAATCACGGCGAGATGTGGCGCGTTGAACGCCCAGACATTAAGCCAGCAAACGATCACATCTCAGAACACGCGCTAGACGGCTGGGAGTTTGATCGGGTTATCAAGAACGAGGGAAGCCTTGACGACCTTGCTGAATTAGTAGCTGAGGTGATGAAATGACCCAAGATGAACTGCTGGCGCTTATCAATGATGAGATAGAAGTTTGCGAACCTGAGTGCAACCAACACCAACGAATTAACGCACCTTGGTTAGCCCTTCGCGCAGTAGTGGAATTGCATAAGCCTACATACTGGCAAAACCCAACCGTTCCTGAATGGAACGGTGCAAATTGCACGCATTGTTTAGAAGATAGGGGAGATTATCTGCCACCAATAGAAGCAAATTATCCCTGCCCAACCATCCAAGCCATTGAGAAGGAGTTAACATGACTGGTGCTATTCACTGCCCTCAATGCGGAAAGCTGGGAAGCATAAAAGACCTTCGCCCCAGCATCTTATATTGTAACGAGCATATGTATTTTGCTGTACTTCCAGAGATGGAGCAGGTTGTTTCAGTTTTTAATAGTCAATTAGAAAAGGAGTTGAGATGACCCACGATGAATTGCTAACAGAGATAAAAGAAGCAGTTAGATACAGCGAAACATCAGAACTTTTTAATCAAGCCAATGGGTGGGTTGCTGGGGCTAAAGCCCTTCGCGCAGTAGTGGAATTGCATAAGCCTAACTACGGGCTATGCAAAGCCTGTACGACTTCGGTAGTTCTCGTTCCCTACCCTTGTCGCACGATTGAAGCTATTGAAAAGGAATTGGCATGAACGAGCGCAAGATCGCCCGTTGTAAGGGTTGCGGGATGTGGGTGTTTGACACCCTATGCTCAACCTGCCGTACACTTGCAAGTAACCAAAAGAGAAAGGGGTCAGCAATGACAACCTCAACTAAGGGAATGGCATCTGCAATCGAAGTATCGAACGGGGGAGAGATTGGCGCACGATAAAGCTCTCGTTACGCTCCCTTTTAGTTGCGGCATTAGCCGTAGGGATTGCGTTTGCAACACCAGCCATAGCCTTTGAGCCTAAACTCGTTGCTATCCAAGAGTTTGTGCATCAGCCTCGCGCTTACGCCAAAACCCTTGTATCGCCAACAGAATTTGGTTGCTTAGATCGCTTGGTCAAACTCGAAAGCCATTGGAACGCTAAGGCCAAAAACCCTAGTTCATCGGCTTTTGGCATCTTTCAATTCTTGCCTCAAACTTGGCAGGACTACAACTTCATAAAGACTTCTAACCCTGTTGTTCAAGTACGCGATGGACTTCATTACATCTACACCCGCTACGGGTCAACCTGTAATGCGCTAAAGTTCCATTATGAACACGGATGGTACTGAGGACATAACCGATTACGAATCGAGTATGATTCCTGAAATTGCCGAGGCCGTTCACTCGGCAGTAAAAGAGGGTTGAGCGCCTTCGGGCGCTCCCTTCTGTTAAGATACTTACATGACCACAATCGCTGCAAAGGTGACTTCTACCAAAGCGATTATCGGTGCAGATTCACTTGTCACATCAACGCGTAAATATTCACATCCCCAGATGGTTAAAGTTGTTGAGCGCGGTCAGTACCTTATCGCTGGCGCAGGATTAAGCGCTGCGTGTGATGTTATTCAACACAATTGGATTCCCCCAACGCCAACAGACAAAGACAAGAAAGACCTTTATCATTTCTTCGCCAGTAAAGTTGTGCCGTCAATGAAGCGGGCGTTCAAAGACAACGATTACAAGTGGGATGAGGATAAAGATGGCGAAGCTAATTTTGCATTTCTTATTGCGCTTGGTGGCGAGGTTTTTGAGCTTGCTGATGATCTTTCCATTTGTCTTGATAGTGATGGCATATACGGCATTGGAAGCGGAAGTTCGCTGGCTATCGGCGCGCTTAAAGCAGGAGCAAGCATGAAAAAAGCATTGGAGATAGCCGCCAATAAAGACCCATACACCGCACCACCATTTATGTATTACGAACAGGAGAGATGGCAATGATTAGACCTTTAGAAGATCGAGTTGTAGTTCAACTTGATGCAGTTGAGGAAAAGACAAGCTCAGGAATTATTCTTGTTGATTCAGCCAAAGAATTGCCAGCCGAGGGAACTGTTGTCGCAGTCGGCCCCGGCAGATATGAAAACGGTGTACGCATTGCCCAAGACCTACAGGTTGGTGACAAAGTGACATTTCATCAGCACTCTGGCGTACCTATCAAGGTAGAAGGCGCTGACTACAAGATTTTCTTTGCCCGCGAGATTTACGGCGTTATTGGATAAGAAGATTGCAGATACAGTCCTAGCAAGGGCTAAAGGGTTTTGTGAGCGATGTGGCTGCCCTTCGCATGACTTGGCGTTGCATCACCGAAAGTTAAAAAGCCGAGGCGGTAAAGATGAAGTTGCTAATCTTGTAGCGGTCTGTCATCAATGCCATAACCTTGGCACATACTCAATTCATTTGCGACCTAAAGAAGCTACTGAAAAGGGCTGGATGGTCAGTCAATGGGACAATCCAGAGGAAATACCTGTAAGCATCTTTGGTAAAAATCCTGTAAGGTTGGCGCAAGACGGTACATACATAGAGGGAGAGCAAAATGGCAACAATCACAGTAACCGGGGCAGTTGGTAAAGACCCAGAGCTTAAGTTCATCAAGGGCAAGAACGGCGATTTCGCAGTAGCAAACTTTTCATTAGCTGATTCTCAACGCTTCAACAAAGGCGGGGAATGGCAAGACGGGTTGACCATTTGGTACGGCGTATCAGTAACAGGTCGTCAAGCAGAAGTTGTTGCTGATGCAGTTACTAAGGGTCAGAAGTTAGAAGTAACTGGCGATCTAGTAATCACCGAATACGATGCTAAAGATGGCACACGCAAGATTGCTTACGAGATCAAGGCAACAAAGATTACCGAACCGCTTAAAGCGCAAGCCCTTCGTGGCGCTCGCCAAAAGCCAGTTCAAGATGAGCCTTCATGGGGCGCAACTTCATGGAACTAATGACATCTAAAGAAGTCCAAGAACATTTGGGCATCAAGGCTAATC